GCGGGTTTGATGACCGCCCCCGCAGCGCGTAGCGCGTCACGCTGGATGCGGTCTGCGGTCTCTCCCGATTCAAGTGATAGAAGCTGGGCCTCAATTTCCTTAAAGCCACTAATTTTTAAATCGTCACCCGGCATTGGATTGTTTCCTTATCTCGTCAAGCATTGGTCCATGACCTTGCCTCAACTCAGCAGCAAGGTTCACCACGCGAGCTTGCCAGTCGGTGATCTCGGCCAGCGTTAGGCGTTTGAACTGGGTATCACTGGGAGCTTGCTTCGGTTGACGCCAATTCGGCATGAACTTGGTGGGAGGGACGGGTTCTTCAGGAGCGCCCATCGTGTTGATGACTGCTGACGTGGTGTACGCTTGGATCATTTCCATGTGGGAGAGATGACGACGGTGCGCTTCAGTCAGCAAGTGAAACTGGCGGGGGGTCAGTTCATAGAATTGATCTGTGGTCAGGTGGAGATCGTAGACGGCAACCGTCCACATCGACTCGATACAGTCTCTAGGGCTCGGTGGCTTATCTAGCTCCGAGCCTTCGCTTCCCCCGGCTCACGACCAGCATCTGGCATTGAACCGAACCATGCGGTCACGATGGCCTGTCGGATGGTGGCGATGTTGTGGGGACGGATGAGAGCGCCGACTTCTTCAATCGTGATATCGGGCTGGTCCTTTAATAGAGAGGCCCATAGCAGTCCACGAAGCGATTGCGGTGTAATTTCACCCATGACAGATGTCAATAGATTGACGCCGGTTACTTCCGCTGCTTGAACGAGAGCATTGAAGTCATACGCCAAATGGTATGTTTCGCCGCTGAGGATCAGTTCAACGTCTGGGAGTGTGGGATCTAGTCCGGGCTTGCCGGCGACTTTATTCGATTTGGGCATGACGAGAAGACTTTCGGTGAGGCGTTATTGAGCGAGAAGGGATTCGAGGGCGTCTACCCGGAAGAGCGGACGCCCTGCGTGAATTCAGGAGGGATTAGTGGAGAAGGAGCCTTAGATTAGGTTCCGGGGGTGTCTACGACGGGTCCGGTGATCGTCAGCTCCGCGTCAAACGTGGAAGAATCACCAATCGACATCGAAGGCATCGGAGCAGCCGACACATATGCACTGAAAGTCTTGAGCAGACCAGTCGTGGTCTGAGCGCCAACCTTCGGGTACTGCAACTTCACCGTCAGCTTGGTCTGGGCCTGAAAGGAAGCAAGCAACATAAGCTGTCCGGCATCAGCAGGATTCGACACAACGGTGAGTGAAAGCGTGCCACTATCAAGCGTGGTGGGAATCCGCTCGATGAAGGCCGAAGGCGAATCAAGGTTGGTGATGTCAGCAAAGTTGGACTTCTGACCAGAAGACTTAATGTCCTTGATCTGCTTGACCAGCGTGAACGTGGTTCCATCGCTAGAGATGGATAGAGTTCCACCTTTTCCGGTGAAGCCAATCGATTCTGTTGAGGTAGGCATAGAGATGTTGCTCCTTTAGGCAGGGGTTATCGCCCGGCTGCGGAGCCGAGTGGGGTAGAAGGTTGGGGAGGGCTAAGAGTTGAACTGAATCAGATAGTCGGCAGAGCAGCGATAGATCAGCGCGTCCGACTCATACCCATCACTGGAGGTCAGGAGTTGAACGCCGAGCACTTTTGTGCCGTCCGTGAGGGTGCCAGTGAAGTCGTCGAGGCTGGTGTTTATCGCTTCCATTAGCAGCTTCGCGTCTGAATATGTGCTGGCCCAGGTGTCGATCTGAATCCGAGCTTGAGTAAAATTCACCCGCTCATCGAGCACATACAGAGGACGTGTCGTGATGAGTTGGTAGGTTGCGGCTGGGAGCGGAGCGGCTTCTGGTAGCAGCACTGGGAAGAATCTATTGCCCGCGAGTGCTGTAAACGTGGATGCGGATGTAACTAGCTTCTGGATTCCGGATTCGAGCACTACTGAACTCCGTCTAGCTCGTATGCCATGAGAACTAGTTCTTTGTTAGCAGCCTTGGTATTAAGACAAGCCTGTATTTCGTAGATATGTTGGCCCATCGTGTCGGTGTAGACGATGCGGTCATTAGCAGCTACTGGAACGCGGGGATATCGAATGGTGATTCTGTATGTGACCTTGGAGACAAACTCAGCCGTAGCAAACTTCAGTTGACTATTTTGAATGTCGATGTTGGCCCATGTTTGCAGATAAGTGGTCCAAGTGGTCAGCGGTTGACCAAAATCATCTTGAGCTTCGGACTGAGATTGTAGGGATATGCGTCGATTTAGCTTGCCTGAATTAAGGGCCATAATATTTCCACCGTTCAAGCAAGCTGTCTACTGCAAGAGGCAGAATCTGCATATTCTGCTCGGTGACGGCTTCTCTATTCGCGTACCAGTGACCCATGAGCAGCAGCATCGCCTGTTTAATCGATACCGGGACCGTTTTCGAGTCCCACTCTCCAGCAGTGAACGTGATAGCGATAGAGCCGGGGAGATAGCTTGCAACATAAGGCCAGCCGCCGCCATTTATCGGCACGATACGCGCAGGCTCCGAGTTTGTATCCACGACGTAGGTAGCGGGATCAAGAGTGACAGTTGAATTGTCAACGTCCTGAAGCGTGATAGAGCTAACCGCAGTCACCTTCGTTCGCGGGAGCCTGATAGCGAACCGCGAGTAGTAGATAGACGGGAACAGATACTCGTCTCGCTCCGAGGGCGAGACTGTGAGGGTTTCAACCGGGTACGGAAACTGATCGAGTGTCATCCTCCATGTTTGGCTGAAGACAGAACGCCGGAGCTTACCTTCTACCGTCTCTCGCGCTGCATGAATGAGAGAAAGTATCAACGTATCCTCGGCGTCGAAGTCAACACGTAGATGTGCCTTAGCCTCAGCCAGTGTCAGCGGCTCATCCTTGGGATTCGTGACGAGTTGGATTCCGAAATTCACTTGGTTGTGGCAGTCTCTTTAGTCTTCTTGGTTGTGGCAGTCTCGGATTTGTCCTCTTTGTGAGGTTCCGCGAGTCCGGTATTGAGGTATTCGCAAGCGAGTTCGTCCGGCAGGTCGAGTACAGCGCCAACCTGAACGGCCCCACTGTTATCAATATGAGAGCGTGTGATGCATATTTTCATTCGGTGATCCTTAAGAGGCCCGGTTTATAGCCGGGCCTCTTGGGTTGAACTAGCTGGCCTTAGCTGGCCTTGACGAACAGGTTCACGATGGGGTGAGTCCCGCCATCGGTACACGCACCGCCAACCCGAGCGCGAGCGTAGAACGCCACCATGCCGGGGTTGGAGAAGTCGCCAGCAATGCGGATGACCGATAGACCCGGTTTCACAACACGCAGCTTGTAGCCCTGGCTCAGATCGCCGAACTGAATCGGGGTATTCGACACAGCCACGCTACTGTGAGCCTGAGAGATAACAATCGGGCGGCCCAACAGCGTATCAAACGCACCAGCATTCGGAGAGGGGATGAACAGCGGACGGCCGAGGGTATCGACAATACCCATGAACGCCGCGCGAGTGGTGGAGTTCATAACCCAAGACGAATTCGCCCCATACGCTGGATCGAGAGCGCCATAGATCGAAACAAGGTCCGCATAGGTCACTGCTCCAACCGTTGCGCTCGTCACCTTTCCGGTGGCGTAGCCGGTCACAATGGAACCAACAGAGGTAGTACCCGTGACGACTGCCTTAGAGATGGCCCGGAAGTAAGCCGCACCGAGAGAGTCACGCAGGAAGGCGTCCACATCAAACGCCGAATCCTGAATTTCATCCAGAGACACCTTGACCAAACCTTCGACCAGATCAGTCGAGATCGTGACAGAAGTAGCCGAAGGATCAGTGCCGGTAGGCGCAGTGCCTTCAGTGCCGACAGTCATCAAATCGCCAGTAGCATTCACCAGCGAAGTCTTCATCGGAGCGCCGTTGTCTGTCTCCCAGATTTTTACCGCGTTATAGAGACCACCCCATGCCTTCTGGGCCTGAACGATTTCCGGGGCGAATGCCTGCGGAATCAGAGCCGCACCAGAAGAGCCACTGGTGAGAATCGAACGAACTTCACCAGTCTTAATAAAGTGACGGAATGCCTCGCGCTCATCACGACTACGAGACTCAGGAGTAACAGGAGCAGCAGCCGCAGCTACACTGCGCTGCTCGGCCTCGAACGTAGCTACACGCTCACCGGCGGCAATGTCAGCGTCGAGAATATCTACATCGGCAAGAATTGCGTGGGCCTTCGTGCGCTGCTCTGCCGTGACTTCTGCGGCCTGGAGGATGCCGGTTGCCTCATACATGAGGCGGTTGCGCTTCTCGCGCATATCAACAAGATTCATTGTGATTTCCTTGGGGTTAGAGTTGAGGGTCGAACGAGCGTCACGGCTAGAGTGGCGTCGAGTATGTATCAGATGTGGTTACTTGATCCGCTGGCGGAGGGACAGTCGAGCACGTAACGTTTCAAGCTCGTCATCTACTGCCGGAACCGCTTTCGGATTCTTGCGATCCTCAGCCTGTCTCTTTATGTCATCGGGGATTGCGCAACGAACGGTGACCTCGGAATTGGGGTATGCGGCAAAACTGCACGGAGAGACTTCGTAAAGAGTTACCTGCTTCAGAGTCCTGATCGTGTCGCCGTCATCAGAGACGGCCCAGCTATCCTCTATCGTCGAGAATCCGAAGCTCGTACTATCTAAGTCGCCACGGTCGATAGATTCGGCAAGATCATTGCCTGCTGTGGTGTTGGGGAGACTAAGTGTGTAACGTAGCCCTTCTTCCGAATCAGCCAGAGTTAGCGTCTTCGACTTGGTACGTCCGAGCAACAATGTAGAGTCGTGGTCTCTCAGAGCGAGCACATCTGCATCTGCTCCAAGGGCGGATGCAAAGGCTCCGGGTGCAATTAACTCCCGGTAGTCACCCAGATATACCGACAGTGAGTTGTAGGGGATAACCCCTGAGACAGTGCGCGTACCGTCATCTGCCTTGGCTACACGGATTTCTCCGCGATAGCTTCGTAATTCCTTATTCATTCGTAGATTCCTTTTTTTGAGGCGACCATTCCAGCCACTTTGAGGTGACCATCATGTTTGTTGGTGACATGAGAGAGTTACCGAGATCGCCACCGATGGCGTTGAGTCCGAGATGCTTTCTTGCTTCGTCGATGGTCATAATTGACCACTGACGACTGAGCGCAAGAGTTTCCAGCGTGGTCTTCAGGTCAGCCTTCAGCCGCTCAGTCAGATCAAAACGAATCACATAGGACGACCGCTTTCTGGCGGTCATTGGCAGGAGCTTGCGATTAAATTCAGCTCTAATCTTCGTAAGATAAGGCTGCATCGTTTCCTGAATTAGGTTTAGCGACGCCTGCTCCGCGTTTGCATTCGATTGCCGGGTAGTGTCTCCCAGATGATGAGGGTCAAGGCGGAACATCGATGCAATTTCATTGCGTGAGAACGCGCGCGATTCCAGAAACGTCGCGTCTGCCATCGAGAGGCCAAGCTGAAGGTACTTCATCGAGGCGGGTAGAACTGCAATACGACCCTGATTGATGCCGCTGGCTTGCTGCTCAAGCGTGGAGATTACCTGTGCTGCCTGTTCCTTGCTGAGAGTTCCATCAGGCGTGATGATGCCCTTCGGGGAGAAGCCATTGCCTATGAATCTCGCACCTTGCTTCAGCGTGGCCTGGGCGAATCCGAGGCTCTGCGCATGATTAGTAATGGGCGAGAGTCCGTGCAGTCCGTTCCATGACCACAGAGGCACATGGATCATATCTGCCGCTGCAATGACTCGCTTCTCGCCGCCTTCAGTGCAAAGATACTCAAGCTGTTTACTTTCATTGCGCTGCGGGTGCGTCTCGCGGGAGTCACGCGGGTAAAGCTGGATAGCGTTGCGTCGCTTATCGCGGATGATTTCGAGATAGCCATTACCACTGGCTGCTATAGAGCCGACCAGCGTCTCAATCATTACTGGCCCTGTCATTTCAGGATTCGGCTCGATCTCAAACAGGTACGAGAGGGAATGTTCTGTCGCCTCACGCTCACCGTCTTTTGTCTGCTCATAGATGCGAAC